CAGATTGGGCCACATTGCTTGGTACTAAAATGCTAAGTTTGACCATCGGTGGTTACTCTAATACTCGCAACGGCACAGGCGGAACTGCTACGTCAACTAATACTGCGGTGGGATATTGGAACGCCGGAACTGCCGGCCAAAACGTTATCACGTTAACAAGTGCATCTGGGACTGCCGATTACGGCAGTAACAGCATTTCAATTGGCGTCAAGACAAATGGAGTGCAAGGCGCAAACGGCGATGTTGGTACAGTAATGACCTTTACCATTAACTTGAGTGATGCAGCCGCAGACACGAACACAGCACCGGCTGGTATCCCGGTATACACACCAGCTGGTACAGCGCCAACTCAGGGTAACTTTAACGATGCTCTAAACTTAAGCATCACCACCAACATTACAGTTCGCCCACCTGAAACCGTTAACTTGCCAACGGCAATCAGCAACCCAACTATTGCTTGACATATAATTCACTTTCTAGTATACTTGCTAGATGAGTGAATTATCTAATATTGTGGCCCAGGTTCGCGTGGCCACTGATTTTCAAACCAATAAACAAATCCTTAAAGAAAAGATCCAAACGGATCTGCATTTCGCATACAACGGTGGAATGTTTAAAGCAGACCCTGCCATTTACTCTTTTGTAATACTGTGGCAAGGTGATCAGGATGCGTTGTTTTTGGAAGATGTATACGGTACTCCAATCAAAATTGTGCAAAGAGAATTCGTTGACCTTTGCACACAGCACTATCAAAGAGCCATGAATGAATGGCATCAACAGTATGCAGAACTCCGAAAAATCCGCAAAGTCTAGAGGCGTTGTAATATTTGCAACCAACACTGCCGAAACAGACTATGTAGGGATAGCAGAGCAAAATGCCCGTTTAATAGAACGGTTTATGGGATTGCCTACTACAATTGTTAGTGCCAAGGACACTGGGTCCAATAAACGGTTTAGTACCGACACAGGTACTTTTGTAGAATGGAAAAATTTTGGAAGACACGAAGCATACGAAGCAAGCCCCTACCACGAAACCATCATCTTGGATGCTGACTATCTTATTTTTGACGATAGTCTTTGCAAGCTCTTTTGCAGCGATTTCGATTACTTGCTTTTTAACAAGAACCGGTACGTCAACATTGGCCAGCAGCCTAGTGTAATGGGTCCGCACAGTTTGCCCTATGTGTGGGCAACTGCTGTTCTATTTCGCAAAACTCCCAAGTCTAAAATGTTTTTCGAGCTTGTGGGAAAGATTAAAAGAAATTATGACTACTACCGTTTATTATACAATATCCAAGAAGGCAACTTCCGCAACGACTATGCTTTCGCGATTGCACATTATATTCTGGAAGGAAATCAACTGGCTCCACAGAGTTTTTCACCAGCTTCTATTCTCACATTTACTGGTGCGATTGAAAACATTACCGTTGCTGAAAACTTGGTTGTCAAAACATCCGATAGAGGCTATGTCCTACCTCGTTGTAACCTTCACATCATCTCAAAGGCTTGGCTAACTAGCCCTGCACTCAAAGAATTAGTCAATGGAGCCCTACATGGTGTTTGATGCAACTGAAATACGAGATTTCACAATGCGGTATGGAATGACCATAACGAGTTTCAGACGTGAACATATTGACGTGGATGTATACGGCAACGCACCCGTTGCTATTGCTGGAAGAGGCGGTGGTGTGACATTAGACACCACGCCAGAAAGTTTTGCGATGTTGGTGATGGATACCGCTAAATTAAAGACTGAGCAAGATGACATGCTGCTCCGTGAGAAGTACCCCGCAGTCAAAGATGCATACGAAAAATATCAAGCGTTATTGGCATTAACCCGAAATGAAAAATAAAGAGCCACGCGGATATCTAACACTTGCCATAAACTCAAAAGAGACAGATTACCTACGGCTAGCATATCTACAAGCGTTGAACATCAAATCAACGCAGAAAATGAATTGCTGTTCTGTTATTGTTGACCAAGACACATTTAACTTAGTAGAAGATAAGCACCGTGCAGTGTTTGATCATATCATTCCTACCAATCGAGTAGAAGGTGCAGGTCCGTATGCCAATGAATGGCATGCATGGTGGCTAACTCCTTACAAAGAAACCATTAAGCTAGAAAGTGATTTGTTATTCACTCGCAGCATTGACCATTGGTGGAACGCATTTAGATTACACGATGTTTGCCTAAGCCACGGATGCAAAACATATCAGCAAACAACTGGGACGAGTAGACAGTATCGGCAAGTGTTTGATGATAACCAATTGCCAGATACTTATAACGGCCTAATGTATTGGCGTTACAGTGAAACTAGTAAACAATTCTTTGCTCTTGCAAAGGACATTTTTGAGAACTGGGATGCAGTTAAGGCAGAGTTAAAGCATTGCGATGATCCATACCCGACCACTGATGTGGTATACGCATTAGCAGCAAAGATTATGGATACTCCTTGCTACAATCCTAGTTTGGATTTCATTAACTTTGTGCATATGAAATCGGGTATGCAAGGTTGGAGTGACACACAGGAATGGACTGAATACTGTGTTGCTGAACGCAATGAAGATATGATACGCATTAACAATATTAACCAATTGCATCCAGTTCACTATCATGTAAAAGACTTTGCAACAGATGAATTAATTGAGTACTATGAGCAAAGAATTAGCGGAAGCATTTAACAATATACAAGCCATACCTCCTGTTGAGCTTGAGTATCGTTTGTACTATGACTCAAAAGGTAAGCCAATAACCATGAGCAGCCACATGCACCCAGAGGGGCAGTATGTGGTTATTACCAAACAGCATTACGACAGTGCAAACTATAACTGCCGAGTAGTCGGCGGAAAGTTACTCTTTGACTTAAGCAGTCAGTTTCACGTACAATTAAAGAAAAGCAATACCGGTGTGCCTGTTGTAAATGGGTACGCCAATCTTGTTGTGGAAAACGACGAGTATACTGATATAGAATATTATGACAGAAATAATTGACGTTGCAGATTTAGATTGCATCTACTTAACATATGACGAACCAAAAAAAGAAGAGTTTTGGGTCCAGATTCAAAATGTTGTTCCCTGGGCCAAGCGAGTGGACGGAGTTAAGGGTTCGGATGCTGCACACAAAGCAGCCGCTGATGCTTCAGATACAGAAAGGTTCATCCTCATTGATGGGGATAACCTCCCCGATCCTGCTTTTTTTAATCAACAGATGGATCTGGATGATTCTAATCGTGATTGCGTTTTCCGATGGCGAGCACGTAACAATATAAATGGACTAATGTATGGAAATGGTGGACTTAGCTCGTGGACTAAAGATTTTGTTTACAATATGCGGACTCACGAAGCCTCAGACGGGAGTGATGAGACGCTTGTGGAATTTTGCTTTCACCCAAAGTATTGGGCAATGGCAGACTGTTATTCGACGACATATCCAAATGGATCACCTTTCCAAGCCTGGCGTGCAGGGTTTCGTGAGGGTGTTAAAATGTGTCTGGATCGAGGAGCCAAGCCAAGTCTTGCTGAGTTCAACTCGCGGGTGGTTTCACGGAACTACGATAACTTGGCCATCTGGCATTCAGTGGGCCAAGATGTGGACTACGGATCCATGGCAATCCGCGGAGCAAGACTTGGTACTTACCTCACAATGCTTACTGAATGGGACTATACAGACGTCCAAGATTTCACCAAACTCCAAGCTCTCTGGGAAAAGTACAGCACAGCAGAGTACACAGGAGAAGACTTCACCTACGAAGTTGATGAAGCTCTAAAGACTAGATTAGGCTTGCCTATCACGTCAATGAACGCAGAACAAAGTAAGTTCTTTAAACATCACTACATGAGTCAGTTTAAAAATAAAGGTATAATGGCACGTGAGTAAATCAGACTTCATGGCAAGTGCAGAGTTTATGAAGGACAATCTTGGTCCTGCACTCTGCTTGGCTAAGTGGCAACAAGTTAGTCTACACCTTCCTACAGGGCTAACAAACAGTTGCTACCATCCGCCCCTACATAAAATTGACCCAGAAGCAATCAAACTGAATCCCGGCGCATTACATAACACCGAGCACAAAAAGCAACAGCGTGTGATTATGCTAAAGGATGAAAAGCCCAGCGAGTGCAGCTATTGCTGGAACATTGAAGCACATGATCAACTAAGTGACAGACACTACAGAAGCGGAGAGCCTTGGGCAGCAGAACACTATGACGAGATCAAAAATAGTACAGGGGTCGAAGACGCGATCCCGAGTTATGTGGAAGTCAATTTTAATCACGCTTGCAACCTTAAGTGTAGTTATTGTAGCCCTCAGTTTAGCAGCAGTTGGGCTGACGAAGTTGCTAGACACGGAGCATTTCCCACTAGTGTTCCCCACAATGACCCTGCTCATTTTACGGGTAACAGACGACCTATACCCGCTCGTGAGTCTAACCCGTACGTTGATGCATTTTGGGAGTGGTGGCCGGAACTGTATCCTAAATTAAAGCACTTCCGCATGACAGGCGGCGAGCCACTGATGGACAAGAATACCTACAAGGTCTTTGACTATGTGTTAGCCATGCCTAAGCCAGACCTGCACTTAAACGTAACCAGTAACTTTAGCGTAGAACCTAAGTTAATGGATCAGTACCTTGATTACGTAAAACGTTTGTGCAATACACAAATTGAGCACTTCATGCAGTATGTTAGTTTGGACTCGGGCAACATGGAGCAGGCTGAATACATCCGACATGGTATGACAGCATCAAGAGTGCATAACAATGTGCAGCGTTACCTAACTGATATTCCTTATCGCAACAGTCTCACATTCATTATCACTATGAATAATCTCAGCATTGTTGGCTTACAGGCTCAGTTAGATTGGATTCTGAACTTGCGAAAACAGCACAGCACAACTTATCAACGTGTTTGGTTTGATACTCCCTTGTTACGCACCCCCAGCTGGCAAAGTATACAGATTATGCCGTGGGTCTATGTTAAGCGTATGGAAGACGTTCTGAAATGGATGGAAGCTAACAAAGAAACAGCAGACAAGCCATTTCAAGGTTTTAAGGATTACGAGATTCAACGTATGGCTCGTGACATAGAATGGATGAAGGAAGGTAGCAAACTTGATCCTGAATATGTTAAACTGCAACGTGCTGACTTTTACCGATTCTTTAATCATCATGATACAAGACGCGGTACAGACTTTAAAACAACATTCCCAGAGATGCGAGAGTTCTGGGACGAATGCAGGTATCATGCCCAAAATCAATAACGAAACAGACCTAGAGTACAAACGCAGAGTAATTGACATCAAGTCGGAAAGCTTCTGTGCTGCTAAATGGTACAATGCCACTATCTGGTTAGGTAGTGGTCAGACCACTAGCTGCCATCATCCGTTGCCACATGCAATTGATGTAAGCGAGCTATCATCTAACCCCAAAGTACTGCACAACACTGCCAAGAAGAAAGCAGAACGCGAGCAGATGCAAAAGGGTGAACGTCCTGCAGGTTGTGAATACTGTTGGAAGATCGAAGACATGGGCAAGGATGCAGTGTCTGACCGTGTGTATAAAACAGTGATATACGAAGACAAGGATTTAGATTATGCTTTTAGAACCCCAGCAAGCGAAGACGTTGATCTTCAAACGCTTGAAATCGCATTCGACCGTACTTGCCAGTTTGCTTGTTCTTACTGTAACCCAGCTTTTAGTTCTACTTGGGTTAAGGACATTAAACAACATGGACCCTACAATGGATTGGTTAGTGACGGTAGGAACCACTTTACTCATAGTCACGATAGTTCTCAATTGTATAAATTCGGTGATGCTAATCCGTATGTGGAAGCGTTCCACAAGTGGTGGGAAAGTGACCTCCACAAGACTTTAAAAGAGTTACGCATCACAGGTGGCGAGCCATTAATGTCCGGCGAGACATGGAAGCTAATTGATTGGTTTAAAACCAACAAGGGCAAGAGTACCACACGCCTTGCTATCAACAGCAACCTGGGCACACAAGTAGATATTGATCGTTTGCTTGACAGCATTGATGGCGTAGAAGTTGACTTGTATACTAGCAACGAATCAATGGGCTTACAGGCAGAGTATATTCGAGATGGTATTAACTTTGACGACTGGGCCAACAATGTGGAACGACTACTTGACAGCGGTAAGTTCCGTGGCCTGCATGTGATGTGTACTATCAATGCACTATGCCTTAGCAGCTTAGACAGCTTCCTTGAAATGGTCATGCAATGGAAAGTGGAGTACGGTAAAGATGCCATTAACTTTTCGCTAAATATCTTACGCTTTCCAAGTTTTCAATCACTTACAGTTCTCCCTAACGATATTCGCAAAACCTACTACACTAAGTTAAATGACTTTGCTGCTAGTTATGTCCAAATGGACTTAATGCACGAATACGAATTTAATCAACTTACTAGGCTGATTGATTACATTGGTACAGTAGAACAAGCACACAGCGAAGCAGTTAGTCAAAGCATACTGCAACGTGACTTTAAAAACTTCTTCGCACAATACGACCAACGCAGAGGCAAAGACTTCTGCAACACATTTCCCGAGTTGGCAGAATGGTATAAGGCAATATAATGGCAGACGACTTAAACGATTACTATAAAGATTACAACTACGGTGCCCGCAAGCCAGTGTACATCAAGGAAGAAGACTTACGCAAAGATCAACTTGACAGACTAGTTAAGAGTGATCAGTTCTGCATGATTCCGTGGATCCATATGCATGGCTTTCCAGACGGTCGTGCTTACCCTTGCTGTCTAAGTGAACCAGAGCACCCCATTGGTAATTTTAAAACGCAAACAATGCGTGAAATTTGGAACGATGCTCCACTAAAGGATATGCGTAAGCGTATGCTACTGAATCAACCGTGCAAAGAGTGTACCAAGTGCTATGAGCAAGAAGAATCGAAGCTATTCAGTATGCGAGAAAGTGCCAATAAGAACTTTGGACATCATATCGGATTAGTAGATGATACTAAGGAAGATGGTACCTACGAGGATTTCAAACTCCGGTACTATGATATTCGTTTTAGTAATCTTTGTAATTTTGCTTGCAGAACCTGCGGTAGTATCTTTTCTTCAAACTGGTACCAGGACGAAAAGAAAGCAGGATGGGATCCAAAGCATCCTCAAATCATGTACGCTGGCAAAGATAAAGGAGACATGTGGGAGCAGATGCAAGAGCATATTCCGCACCTTGAGCAAATCTATTGGGCCGGCGGCGAACCACTCATTATGGAAGAGCATTGGAAAGTTCTTGACGAGCTAGTAAAACGCAAAATGTTCCATGTGCGACTAATCTATAACACTAACTTTAGTGAAATGAAGTTCAAGGGTCGTGACGTGTTTGAAATGTGGAAGCTGTTTGATTGTGTGAGCGTTGGCGCCAGTTTAGACGGAAGCTATGCACGTGGTGAATATATGCGTAAAGGACAAGACTGGCAGCAAACCGTTGAGAATCGTAAACGTATGATTGAAGTTTGCCCCAACGTAGACTTTTACGTTAGTAGCACAGTAAGCATGATGAACGTGTTGCATATTGCAGACTTTCACCGTGAGTGGAGTGACCTTGGCCTAGTACGCCCAATGGACTGGAATATCAACATTCTACAACACCCTCATCGATATCGGGTTGATGTATTGCCCCAAGATATCAAAGAGCAAGCTAAAGCACGTATTGAAGAGCATCTAGAATGGTTACGTCCACTGGATAGCTTAACTCGTGCAACAAGCGGGTTTGAAGGCATTGTTAATTTTATGATGGCCAATGATAGCACAAGTCAGCTGCCGGAGTTTTTCAAGAACAACAACCTAATTGACAATGTACGTAATGAAAACTTCTTTGACGTATTTCCTGAGCTTAACGAATTGAAAAAGTATGACCCTACCTAAGACTATTTGTATGCTACCGTGGATTAGTATTGAAACTAGTCCAATGGGTACCACACGCCCATGCTGCCTTGCACAAGAGCAAATTACAGATGAAAACGGTAACAAGTACGATCTCAACGAAACAGACTTAGAGACTGTATATCGTAGTGAGTACATGCAAAATCTACGTAGACAGTTTCGTGCAGGTGAAAAGCCTGCAACATGTAGTGATTGCTGGCGCGAAGAAGAAGTTGGTCGTAACAGCAAGCGTATTAACAGTCAGATACGATTAAAAGAACTATATCCGTTAGTGGACTGGGAAAATGATACCCCAGACCAACTGTGGTTCATTGACTTAAAGCTAGGCAATATCTGTAACTTGAAATGCCGTATTTGCGGAAGCTGGAGCAGCAGCAAGTGGGCTGAAGAAGAAATGAATTATCTCCCACCTGGTGCAGATAAAAAACAGCACATTGCATACACATGGCTTAAGAAAGGCGCATGGCCACGAAAGACAGAAACGTTCTGGGATAACCTGCGTAAGCTGCTGCCTAACGTGCATTACTTAGAATTCACCGGCGGCGAACCTTGGTTAATTCAAGAGCATTTTGATCTATTGCGATTTGCAGCGGATCAAGGACTTGCCAAGAACATTGATATTCACTACAACACAAACGGAACACAGTGGCCAGAAGATGCACCCGATCTTTGGAAAGAGTTTGGCCGTGTTGATATTGCATTCAGCATTGACAATGTAAACGATCGTTTTGAATACGAGCGTTACGGTGCTAAGTGGACAGAAGCAAACACAATCATTGATAACACACACGAGTTAAGAAAAACACAGCGTAACATTACCACGCAGCTTTGCTTCACTATCAACATTCAAAATGTGTATTACATTGACGAGCTGCTAAATTGGGCTGCACCTAAGATGTTCAACAGCATACATTTCAACATGCTGCACAGCCCTAATCACATGAGTGTGCAATACATGACACCTGCGGCACAAGAGCTAGTAATTAACAAGTTACAGTCCATTAAGTGGCCCGGGCGTTACCAGCAAGAAGTAGATAACGTAGTCAAGTTTATACAAAGTGGCGTTGGCAGCGATGGCAAGGAATTCCTACGTCAAATGCAACGCACCGATGCTTACCGTAAACAAAACTTTATGACCACACACCCTGAGATTGCAAAGGCTATGGGATATGAATAAACCCGCTACTATGTGCCTTGCGCCGTGGACTCACACATATCTAAGTCCGCAAACAGAACGTAGGATGTGTTGTGCTAGCAGAGAACCTGCACAAAACTTTCAACAGTATATTGACACTGCTGCTGGCAGTGGCAAGTATATACCTATCACTCTGGATGAACACTGGAATGGAGAGCACATGCGGTCCGTGCGCCTGCGTATGTTACGTGGGGAAACCCTCCCGGAGTGCGAAGTATGCAATGATAAACTGTTGAATACTAGTGTTTACCGCAGTTATTTTGATCATTTATTTGGTCATAAGTATGATTACAATGTTGTAATAAATGCAACGGACGAAACAGGATACACTACAATGAAACCTGTTAGCTGGGATTACAGATTTACCAATCTTTGTAATTTCAAATGCCGTATGTGTGGTGATATGTTAAGTAGTAGTTGGGAGACTGAGCAAAAACAGCATAACATGGTAGATTGGTCTAATCCAAAGAATATTTGGATGCAACCTGAAGTCAAAAAACAAATTGAGTCGTTTCAAGACCGCGAGGTCGAGGCAGAGTTTAGTCAAGCAGTAGAAGAGCACCGTGTTGAAGAGGTCTACTGGGTTGGCGGCGAACCTCTTATGTATGAACAACACTGGCGCTATATGCAACGCATTATAGAATTAGGAGACGGACCCCGTGTTTATGCAAGATACAATACCAATCTCAGTAGAATTAGCTATAGAGGCGTTCACCTTTATCGCGATATTCTTAGCAGGGTTCGTGATTGGCAGATATGTGCGTCAATCGACGGTACGGGAGCGATTGGGGAATACATTAGAACAGGCCTTGACTACAATACCTGGCTTGAAAACTTCCGTGAGGGAATTACGTATGCATCTCATTATCGCCAGATGCGAATCGATTTCACCCTTACCTTGCCAGGAATGTTTGAAGTCCAACGGATTGAAGAGTTGTCCAAAGAACTCGGAGTCGACGTCCTTGCCAAAGTAATTTTTAGTTTTAGCCCGGACATAGTTATGTCACCGCTTGCACTACCTAGACATCTACTTGATGAATGGATAGACGAACAGCTGACCACTGGAACTGGCGGACCCTTGCGTGATATACTTGTCCAGCTGAAAACTAGACCCACTTTTGCCGAACAATGGCCCAACGAATATCAAGATGGACTAAAACGTGGCAAGGCTCGTATCGAAAAACTTGAACAAATTCGCAATGACCAGTATACTATGAGAGATATACTTGCAGACAGACCTGCGGTGTTAGAATGGTGGGACTCAATTGGAATCAATGACTAAAGTAACAGTGGAAATGGATCTAGACCTGCACGAAAGCAAAATAGATCAGATTATTGGATGGTGTGATAACCTTAATATACCGTACGACGAAACAGGATGGCTATGGGAGTATTCTGATAATACTGCTACAGAGTGGGGCGGCGACTTTTATTTTGCAGATCCCAAATTAGCCACAGAATTTGCGTTAAGGTGGGCATGAATAAAGTAACTGTAACCTTGCAGAACCCGTTAGACAAAAGTGACACGTTAGATTACTACATCAACGTAAATGATACGCCAATGGGCAAACTGTGGTTTGAAGCATTGCAAGATGTAGTGCAACGTAATCTCTACCTTGAGAAGAACTTTTGCTTTTTAGGATTCCCGGACAGCCAACGCGACTTACGTTTTATTTGCCAAGAACTGTTTTGGGCAGTAAATGAGATTAACAGTTTCTTTGACGACTATCATATCGAAGAACTGTACACTCATACCACATTACGCAATGGGCTAGAGCCTAATCAGGACTTGATGAACAAGTTGCACAATCACTTTGAGATACTGCAAGGCACTGTTAACGGACTTAGTGAATATTACAAGCGGGCAGACTATACCACAAAGTTTGCTATCCGCCAACTAAACTTGCTGTGCCACGAAGCAGAGAGTTTAATGCTTAGTCAACGCAAACAAGCAACGCAGCCAGAGTGGGTACGTCCTAGTCAAATCACAACCTTTTTAAATTGCCCACGTTATGAATTCCCAGCAATACATCGAACTACATTTGACGAATCTCGATATGACAGACGCTTCGGGGAAGTATACCTACATTGGACGCAAATTGGTAAAACGTTGTATGAGGTATATCGAGACGAAGCAGGAGTCGATATTGACCAGAGCGTATGTGATGCTATTACTCACCTACGTTACTATAGCGGGGAGTTTGACGTCGAGTGGGCGCAGGATGTGGTCTATAATGGTCCCCATCCTTGGCACACCCGAGAGCTGGCAGGATTTAGGGATTGGCTTGTACGCAACGGATTCGATTTGGTCAACCCCGAATATAACTTTGGGTACCACCCGGTGGGTCAAGTTGATTTATTGGCGTCTTTTGGAACAACCAACTACAGTGAAGTTTGGCCCATACTTTCAAGGTACCTCGACATACAAGGGATCGCTACAGATGACGGGCAAGGGAATGTTCTACGCTCCGTATATCCCTACACTTGGACAGATCCGGATTATTATGAACAGCAAATCAACAAATTAAAGCCTGGTTATGATTATAGCAGCAGGAGATAGTTTTGTTTACGGCAGTGAGCTAGCGAGCCCTGCTAACACATTTACCGCACTGCTAGGGGCCCAACAATGCGTTGCATGGCCCGGATATGGCAATGACGCTATAGCTCGTACAGCCATTGAACGTTGTGAGCAAGGTGGAGTCTCTGGCGTAATTGTGTCCTGGACATTTCCCGGTCGTTACGAGTTTAGATTTGCATACGATACAAAGCAGCGTAAAAGTCCGTGGTACAGTATTAACGCATGGACTATCAAACAAGATGCCAGAGAAATTGAACAAGAATTTGTTACCAAAGATACGGCTATTCTGGATGCCCAGTTGGAATCCATACGCAGAGCGAAGGCGACTGGTGTTGCAGATTTTGCGAGAACATTCTACGCACACGTGGGTTCTACGGAATACTGGGAAGTGTATTCGAGTCTTAAAGAGATTGTTTACCTACAGAATTACCTCCAAGTAAAAGGCATTCCTTACTTGTTTACTTGTGCAGACAACAGTATTATCTATAACTACACAGCCAGCCAAAATGATTCAGTGATTAACAGCTTGTTAAATCAAATTGATATGAACAACTGGTTTTGGTTTCCTGCAGGAACAGAAAGCTACCATACGCAAAGTCCAAGAGGTTTCTACCAGTGGGCCAGGGAAAATAAATACCCTATAGGCACTACACATCCGCTCGAACAAGCTCACGCCGATGCTGCAAAACTTATGCAGGAGAAATTCAATGAAATGGTTAAAAAATCTGTACAACAGAATCCGATTAGAGATTCGCTACCGCAAGAAGTTAAAAGAACTGAGACGCAGGGATCCCTTTATATATAAGTAATAAAACGGGTTCCGTTTGATAAATAGATATATGAAATATATAGTCTATAAAACTACAAACATTGCAACAGGCCAATACTATATTGGTAAACACTGTCAGCTGACTGATGAGTTTGACGGGTATCTTGGAAGCGGGATAAGATTAAAACGATCTGTGGAAAAATACGGGAGAGAAAACTTCATTCGCGAGACAATCGGAGAATACCCTAGCGATGATGAGGCATATATTGCTGAAATTGCAATCTTAGGCAATTTATGGCAAGATGACCCGTTATGTTATAATATGTCATCCGGCGGCTACGGCCTCGGTAAAGGATTTAAGATGTCTGAGGAAACACGGCATAAAATGAAATCAAGAAGGCCCGGGTATTCTCATTCAGAAGAAACCCGAAAAAAGATAGGGCAGGCACAGGTGGGGAAAAAGAATCATATGTTTGGTTCTAGTCATTCAGATGAATCTAAACTTAAGATAAGCAATAGTCTATCTGGAAAGTATGTTGCAGAAAAAAATTCAAGGTTTAACGGTTACTATGTGACCCCGTATGGAAAGTTTGCAACCGTAAAAGAAATTGCTGATAATATAAAAAATATTAGCAAAGGGACAGTATTTAAATGGTGTAAAAATTGCGATGCAGTTATAACCAATAATATGGTTGGTGTTTCTAAATTTTTAACAAGTGACATGGTTGGAAAAACTTTTAGATCCATTGGGTTTTATATGGAAAATACATGATATTTGTCACTGGCGACAGTTTTACAGCAGGAGAAGAAAGTCCTATTGCATGGCCTAGTTTAGTTGAAGGTACAATAAATTATGGCACAGCAGGATTTAGTAATGATGCTATTGTGAAGACCACAGTAGAGTTTACTCATTTAACACAACCTGATGCCGTTATTGTATGTTGGACCACGCCGCATAGAATTGAAATAAATGGGCAACACCTAACACCAAGTAGTCACAGAAAGTATGGATCAATATGTGATCATGTATTTTTAGATTGGGACGAGGATTGGGCAATTAAAAAATTTCGCACACAAGTATTATTACTGGATAGCTACTTACGGGACAAACAGATACCTTATGTGTTTGTAAGAACGTTTGATGTACCTGAGTCCGGTGTTGGTAATTGGATACCAGGCAGTATGGTAGAGTGGATGGGCGATTGCCCTAAAGGACCTGGTGGGCATCCGCTAGAACTAGGTCATCAAAGAATAGCAGAAAAAATCAATGAACATATTAGGAATCTCGGCTGGATTTCATGATGCAGCCGCAACGGTATTAGACAGTGATGGAAACATACTTTTTGCATCGCATAGTGAACGTTACTCCAAGAAGAAGAGTGACGCTAATTTTTGCAGTCCTCTTATTCGTGAACTCGAAAATTATAATCCGATCGGGACTGTCGCATATTATGAGCGACCACTTATCAAACAACTACGACAGCTTTATGCCGGACAAGGATTTGACTGGAATAAAATATCTACAAAGAAGTTGGTGCATGATCAAATCGGTTATGCTAAATGGTGGGACCTCAACACTTATAAGAGCTTCAACCATCACCTAAGTCATGCCGCAGCTGGATTTCAAACATCAACATTTGACAGAGCCACGGTTGTAGTAATTGATGCTATTGGGGAGTTTGAAACAACCAGCATCTACGGAGCAGAATACATAAACGGTAAGGCTGTATATAAGAAGCTGTGGCAACAACACTATCCACACAGCATTGGATTGTTCTACAGTGCAGCGACAGCCAAAGTTGGACTAAAGCCCATGGACGAGGAATACATTCTAATGGGTATGGCGGCATACGGAGAGCGTGGGTTTAGCGACTTAATGCGTATGGATCTCGTAGACGATGAATGGAACATTAAATTTAAACAGAACATGCACATGGGCATGGCATGCAAGTATCTAACTGATACTACTGGCGATATGGATGTCGCTGCCGCGGCACAAGACCTAGCAGAAGATTTGATTTTAAACGTTATGCTTCGCGCCAAACAATTTAAGTGGAGCAACAATTTAGTCTACATGGGCGGATGTGCTTTAAACTGTGCAGCAAATGCACGTATAGGAAACTACTTTGAGAATATCTGGATTATGCCTAACCCTGGTGATGCTGGCAGTAGCCTTGGTGCTGCCGCTTTGGCTTATGGGGGTGCCCTTAACTGGCGTGACGCTTATCTCGGGCATAATATTCCTGGCCCTTACCCTGTTAACGACATTCTGGACGAGTTACTTACTTGGCAAATTGTGGGAGTGGCTTCCGGGAGAGCCGAGTTCGGTCCAAGAGCACTTGGAAACAGAAGCCTGCTTGCAGATCCTAGAGGCAGCGAGATTAAGGAGAAAGTAAATGACATTAAACGTAGACAACAATTCAGACCATTTGCGCCCGTTATTTTGGAAGAACTGGCTGATACTTACTTTGATATGCCTCGTGGTTTCGAGCATAGTAGGTACATGCAGTCAGTCGCTCGTTGCAGGGTTCCTGACCTATTTCCTGCTATCGTTCACGCTGACGGCTCTAGTCGTGTCCAGACAGTGCCGAAAGATGGAAGCGGCATTAGAGAGCTGCTCGAAAAGTGGTATGTAATGACAGGGTGCCCTATGTTGTTAAACACAAGTCTTAACATTCGTGGGGAACCAATGGTAAACGATCGTGCAGACGCAGATCGCTTTGAACAACTATATGGAGTTAAAGTATGCTCGTAAAAGAGTCACATAAAAGAACAGTAACAAGAATGATCACCTATAGAATAACAGCCTGGCTGTTTACTATTTTCTGGACTTACTTGTTTACAGGCGACATTGGGTCAGCCACGGGCTTTGCCACGGCATTGCACTTACTGTTGAGCGTTGACTATTACATTCACGAACGTATTTGGTTAAAGATCAAATGGGGCTTGGAAAAATGACACAGCGTATTCTAGTTATGGGCTTGCCCGGCGCGGGTAAAACATACTTGGCACAACATATATTAGAACGTTTGCAAAATTCAAATAAGTCTGTCCACTGGCTCAATGCAGATGATGTACGCAAGAAATACAATGATTGGGATTTCAGTATTGAAGGACGTATACGCCAAAGCCTACGTATGCGACAGCTAGCAGATGAAATGACGTGTGATTATGTTATCTGTGACTTTATTGCACCGCTAGATGAGATGCGTACAAACTTTGACGCACATTGGACCGTATGGGTTGATACCATACAAGAAGGTCGCTTCGAAGATACCAATCGATTATTCGAACCACCTGGGTGTTATGATTTTAGAATACACACACAAGATAGTGTTAAATGGAGCGAGTTAATCGCACATACTATTTTAGGATTTAGAGGTGCATGATACCACAGTAAGAAGCCTTGCAAAAACAATTACCTGGCGTATTACAGGTACTGGGGCAACGTTTGCTATATCGTATGCTATTGTTGGGGATATTTCAATCTCAAGTTCTATTGCAGTAATCCAGCTAACCTTTAATACTGTTTTATATTTTATACATGAACGAGTATGGGGAAAAATTAAATGGGGACAGCAAACTTGAGATTTTCAGTTAGCTCTGCCCAGCTGGTATCCAAAAAGTCTTGGCTATAGAATCGATTGTAGTTGTAGTCCAAAACATCATTCATATCCTTTAGCATAGCTTCTAGCTCACCCAAATCCTTGCTGCATAGATTGCTTAAAACCTGGGTAGCAGCGGCCAAACGTGCAACAGGGTCCACAATACTATCATAGCTCTCATCCCACCAATTGCTGAAGGTTTCAAACCCATACTCACGTAAGTATGCTAGATTGTTAGCAGGACCAATTAATATAAATGGCATTTTGCTAACAATTGGTTTAAAGATCTTTTCGGTTAGGTGATGTTTTCTATCCCAAAAGCATGTTTCGGTGACCACATAGCAGAAGCTTTCTTGTGTTTCCGGAATAGCACTTAATACAAAACTATGATTCGGTATAGTTAATTGATCTTTGTAATCTACACGTAATGGTAGTGGCGCCTGTGCTATATTGTTGGTTGCTTCACTAAATATATTATAGGAAATTAGACCAGATTCTTTTGCAGCAGCTAAATTGCTAACATAGTTTTCGTTATTATTGGGGCACACATCGTTATAACTTACGTGTCCTTGATCTAGGATTCCGTGTTTGACTAATTCCGAAATAAATAAACTGCGATATACTCGTGCATGACTAGTGAGCCTGTTAAATGATACAAACTTCTTTTTTAGCGTTCTTGATCCTGGGTCTATTAATTGGCTATTGTACTGGTAACCCCTGTACCAATCGTGTGCAGCAAATACGTGATGAAAATAATAAACAACCGGCCATCCGTACCTAGCTTGCACTCTATCTAGTGCATCACTTTCTTTTTCAGTTGTCACTAACACATACGGTCCACTAATGTTATCTCGTATGTAATCAAACAGTCTAAAGTTAAACTCACCGTATATCGGTTCTTGGTCATAGAATATAAACAATGGGTCGCCTGTTGAAGGCAAATGACTCATGTCTTTGGCTAACACTTCAATTTGTTCTGGTTGAGTTGATCCATAAGGGTGTAGATATAAGACCCTTGGATGTGCTACAATCGTAGACAAGTAACTATAGATATTTTCGTAGTGACTATTAATATTATACATGTTTGACGTTTTCTATTATGGCCCAAAGCCAAACCTATTCGAATTTGAGAGATATGCACTCAACATTGGCACCGCAGCGGCGCAAGCTAAAACTGGGTTCTTTTGGTTTATTTATGGGGGCAATGACTACACAGGGTTTGATTTTAGTTGGACTCCGCCCCCTTGGGAAAAGGATCATGTTCACGTATTCTCAAGTCAATGGCAACGAAATGGAGATGTGTATCTAGCACATGTTGATTCGTTTGATCAGCAACAGTGGAACTTTAGGACAGAGCAAACTGTAAGGCGTTTGCCTAACAGCAATCAATGGATCATTCCCGGCAATATTGACATCAATTCTGTAGATACCAGCTGGCACCCAGATTCAATTGACCCATCCTTTAATTACCATTTCCCGAGCCAACACCAAAGTGCAAGTGGAGTAGTGTTCTGGCAAATCGGGGCCACCGGCGTTAAAATGGTTAGTCCATTTGCTGTTACAGCACTGCCCGACAAAACAAATTGGGTCATACCCGAAGAAGTCAATGAAACAACCATTGACTTTACCTGGCATCCTAACACACTAGAGCCGCCATATGTATATCACTTTGGCACCGAATATCAAAAAAGCATTGGACTAACTTACACTGTACCCGGAGCCACAGACATTAAGTTCGCAGGCCCTATGCCCACGCGAGGTTACCACAAGCTGTCAGTGATGGAAGTGCTGGATATCTTTTACATAGACAAAGGCAATCCTACTGCACAAGTTAGATTCGACTTGTTGAGCGAGCGATTAAACATCACAAAAGTACGTTATGCAAACAGCATGATGGACACTATTAAACGTTGTGTAAACAGATCTAGTACCACTAAGTTCTGGGTAATCTCTAGCGAGTACGATTACAGTGACTTTGACTTCCATTGGCATGCATTGCCTTGGCAAAGTTATATGACGCATGTATTCCCTAGTCAGCATAACAAGTGGAGTGATACGTTCTTAATCAACAAGTACGAATTCAACATGCACCAAGCTAACGGAGCAAAGGGCATTGAGGATTTTCCAAACTTAAATTTCGTCACTGATCAAAGTGTTGTTAAGCCAGAAAACATCTACGACATGTATTTTGTTGACCATGGTAACACAGACAGTGACTTAGACTATGAAGCCATAAAGTTTAAATTTAAGAACGTAGTTAAGACACGGTTTGCAAACACTTACCTTGACACCTTTAAGCGTATCATCAATAATGCCGATACCGAGTACGTATGGATTTTAAACAGCATATGTGACTACTCAGAGTTTGACTTTACATGGCAACCCGAGCCTTGGCAAAAGGAAATGATCCACTGCTTTGTTAATGAAGGCGGGCAGTATGAACAACGTGGAGACACATTCTACATACACGTTGAGTCATTTAAAAAGCAAATGGTTGAACTAGAGTTGCTAGACTGGTTTAATGTTATTAACTATGTGTTTGGCTCAAAAGTCAAACGCTACGACATTCCTGCGGTCTACTACGAAGATGACAACATAGTAGAGGCCATTAAGAATCACAACTTCACGACTCCATATGCACTGTTTACCAATCAAGGTAACATTACCAAGATAGCCAATGTAAACATATGTATGTGGACAGAGAAGGATCGCCTTGCACGTGACTATTCTGCAGATAAGGCAACCAGTATCATACCACGTGACGCTAAGAAGTACATTAAAACACAGGTCTACGATTATCCTTACTTAGATACATCCAAGACTCGTAATGTTAGATACACCCCGGACCTTGATATCATTTACATCAGCAACGGAGAGCCAGACGAACAAAAGTGGTTTGACCATACTGAGTACATGAGTAACAGAGATGTGAAGTGGATACGCGGGGTCAACGGTCGCGTGGCAGCATATCAAGCTGCTGCCCGTCTAAGCACATCCGATTGGTTCCTTGCAGTGTTTGCTAAACTCGAAGTAGTCGGTAGTAGAGAGCTGTGGGAGTTCCAACCAGACTATTGGCAAGGCCCCAAACATTACATCTTTAATGCACGTAATCCTGTTAACGGCCTAGAGTACGGACACATGGGTGTGATTGCATATAACAAGCGATTGGTATTGGAAAATAACAATCCTGGCATTGACTTTACACTGTCGCAAGCACACGAATCTGTTCCGCTGTTGTCCGGAACTGCACACTATAACCAAGACTCTTGGACAACGTGGCGCACAGCATTCCGTGAAGCACTGAAGCTACGCATGTTCATGGACACTCAGCCTACATTAGAAACTGAACATAGACTGAACACATGGTGTACAGTGGCAGCAGGCAACTACAGCAACTACAGCATCGATGGCGCCAATGACGCATTACGTTACTACGATGAAGTACAAGGTGACCCTGCAAAGTTGCAATTATCTTTTGAATGGGCATGGCTCAGAAATCGATTTGACAGTAAATGATAATACGGTTAATTAACTTTGAAATAGTGTGCCATAATATTTGATCTCTAGGGGTGTAAATTTATACAATCATAGCTAGTAAATTAAGAACGCTATGGTAGCAATATAGATTTACTGGGTGGCAGTTATTTGCCCGTTAACCTAGAGGAAATATTATTATGGCTAAACGCCTTACCCGTCGTCTAACCGATGTTGCTGCAGAAGTTGAAGCACAACTTCGTTCACACTTCAACGTGACACAAAAAGAACTTGATGCATGGCGTGCCCGTGCTAAAGCAAGTTTATTTACATTCCCTACTACAGCAATGGTTCCCATTGCAACTCTGTGGATCGATTACGAAGTCCAGCGTGACGTAATTCACAAACACATCATCAACATCATGAAGAAGTGGGATCCACGTATCTGCTCTCCTGTGAGTGCATGTTGCCTAGAAGATTCTGACAGAATTGATACGTATGATGGTCAGCATCGTAGCATAGCTAGTGCCATTCTTGGCTTTACTGAAGTACCGTGTGCAGTAGTACACACATCAGACAAAAACTTTGCAAGCTATGCATTTGAAATGCTAAACGATACAGGAGTAAAAAGATTGACGCCCGGAGATTTACACCGTAACGCACTAGTTCGTTACAAAAATGGAAGTCGCGACATTAAAGTAGTTCGCGCCCGCACAATGCAAGACCAATTTGATGCACTAGGAATTGACCTTCAAGACAAAGGTAGCCGTAACAGCCCCGCATTGCGTGGAGACAATGACTACTTCTTTAGTCACTTTAAGTACGCTATCAAGGGCATTGAGGTAGACGAATCTGGTAAAGTAATTAAGTCTATTCTTACAGCAATCAAGGAAACTTTCCCAACACAGGAAGAAATTGACCAAGGTCTCTACATTGGATTATATGAACTACATCGTATTAGTTCAACTAACACTAATTCGCCTTTGCCTGCAGACTGGATGAAGACGCTATTGCAAAGTATTAAACTTACCTTTAACAGTTCACACCTAATCCATTCTAAAGCCAAGTTGCAATGGGATTATGTGCATCCTGGATCTTCATGGAGTGCTCCGAGTGCAATGAGTAACTTCTTGCGTGAACTACACATTCGTGCTGGCGGCACACTAAACCTACCATACCACGGCGAAGGCGCCAAGATGGGAATTGAGGATAGCAACATTGCCCCTGGATTATTCCCAGATAAAGGCGAGTTATGATTGAGTGGCCAGTGCAACACGCTAATAAAAAATATGCTAGATGGTATGATTCGTTGATTGCAAAAGCACAATCCCGCACCATTGTGGGATATAGTGAAACCCATCACATTGTGCCACGCAGTTTTGGCGGTAATGACAGTAAAGCCAACTTAGTAAAACTTACTGCAAGAGAGCATTATATTGCCCATGCGTTGCTATGGAAGATGAAATTTACTGGAGTGTACGGAAGCAAAATGGCTTTTGCTTTCAATACATTTATTAGCAAGATGACAACTAAAGTTAGAGGTGTGCATCATACCTACACTATCTCAAGTAGAACGTATGAAGTATTTAGAAAAGAATATTCAGCAATACTAAAAGAAAAATGGGCCAGGGAAGGTGCAAACTTCAAAGGGAAAAAGCACTCTGAAGAAACTAAACGCATCATTGGAGAAAAAAGCAAACTTAAAGTTTTTAAGCGTGGCCCGGAAAATCCACAGTGGGGCAAGAAACAGAATGTGTCTCCTGAGGGCAAGGCTGCAAGACTTGCGGCAATAAAGGCTAATTGGGATGACCCTGTTTGGAAACAGAAAATATTAGAGCATCGAAAAGAAGTTAACAAACGTCCTGAAGTTATTGCAGCCAGAAAGGCAGCATCTGACGCTCGTGTCGGGGTTAAGAGAGATCCGGTGGCAATAGAAAAAACAGCGGCCGCAAAGAGAAACAAGACATGGGAAGAATTATATACCCCTGAACAAATTGAAAGAATGCGAACAGCCTCTAAAAACAAAGTGTACACACCCGAGGGAAAGCAACGTCAAATTGAAAACTCTAGGATGGTTGGGAGTAGACCTAAGTCTAACAGTTTTAAGAAAAAGATGAGTGAACGGATGAAAGGGATCAAACGCCCCACGGTAGCATGTGAACACTGCGGAAAAGAGTGTGTTCGATCTAATTACAACCAGTGGCATGGGATCAACTGCAAACATAAAGGCGGGAAATATGATTAAAGAATCATTAGAACAATTTATTGCACCGGTGTATGGGAAAACAAAGCGTACACTTGCTACATATAAAACAATAATGGAACATTGTACTAAGCACATTACTCGCTTAGTAGATGAATACCATTTAGTTGAAAATGATCAGCAATTACTTCGTGAACTGCGTAATGATATTGATTATTACTTACGTAGATACCACAAGTATTGTATTGAGCAGCGTAACGGAATGGGTGCCCATTATATTGAAGTAGGCGCTACCGAAACAGACTTTGAACATTTAATCCCAGCTAGTCGGGTCCGAGATCTGTTGTTACAGAAAAAAATAACAGTCGAGCAAGCCCTAAACACTCCAACGGTTAAGCTCTGTAAAGTAAAACACAAATTACTAAACGAAGCAGGTTGGGGCGATAAAACACCAAACATGTACTTGCCATTTTTACGTTATTCGCAAGTATTTGACGGTAAGTATCAAACTTATGACGGAACTGATATTGATCCTGCTACATGGACATTAGATGACCATTACAACTATTTTAAACATTTAACTATTTTATGAAATTAATTACACAGGCAGTAGCAACCAATATTGCTGCACACGCAAAAGAAGCATGGCATTACAGTGTGCCAAACGATGACGCAGGCGAAGCTGTTATCAGAGAAGGACTCCGTGCTTTCTATTCTGATGTAGAACAACGAGGTGGATCAACTACCATTGTTGACGTTAGAGCAGGCAATATTGCATACGACATCAAGTGCAGGGATGTGTTGGGAATTATTACCAAGACTCCCACTAAAACACAAACTGAATCAGACAACCAATACGTAAAGGTTGATAGCAATCTATACGTAAAGATTCCAACTAGTGTGCTAAGTCCAGTTCGTCGTCCCAATGTCGAACATGAAAACTTCTCTAGTAATCCTGAAGAAGTGATCCTAGATCAAATTGCAGAGTACCAAGAGTATGCAAAGCGTACAACCGAAGAAGCAGGATGTACAGATTTAAACAGCATCATCTTCTTGTACGGTAAAGGCAATGGATACAAAGCAGTGTACATCGAAGAACAAGCGTTTGCAGCGCCACCGCCAGCCTCGTTTGACACCTACATCAACAAACAAGGCAAGGCATCTGGATACAATGCATATGATGCCAATGGCAAAATCTTGTACAAGCTGTTAGAGTACAGCAAAGGCAGCGTCAACTTCAACAAACGATTTGACGTAAACGGCGGGTATTTGTTTGTGTGGCCAAGTTCAGACTTGCCGACAGAAACTATCACAGAAGACAAGTGGAAAGAAGCGGGCAACTTCCTTGTGGAAGTTACTCAGAACTCTTGATCTACAGCAACTAAGTAAGTATACTAATCAACTAGGAGAACTATTACATGGATAACGGTAACGGCTACAATCGCAGTTTTAACGGCGATGCCAAAATTAAACTACAGCAACTATTCAACGAAGGCATGGGCGTCATGCACGAGATTGAATCCTTAAACGAAGGTCTCAACGATACCATTAAAGCTATCGCCGAAGAACTTGAAATTAAGCCAGGCACTCTCAAGAAGGCGTTGAAGATTGCACACAAGGCTAAACTAGGTGAAACCAATCGTGACCACGATGAGTTGAACACCATCCTTGAAACAGTGGGCAAGACACTGTAATGGGAGATTCTCGTTCAGCAGTTTATGATGACGAGGAAGACTGGGACGACCTAAAGCGTAGAGCTGATATTAAAAGTGCTACGTGGCAGGTCTACAGTCCCGAAGCTCGCTATGCTAAGATAGGATTTGGCGAGCATGGGTATACAGGACGCCGCCTGAGCTTGTATGTTAAGCACGAAATGGAACTAAGCAATCTTAGATCTAAACACAACGAAGAGCTAGCAGAGCTGAGTAAGCTAATTGAGTTGGAAAGCAAGTATTCAGTATGAACGATATTCTAGCAGGAATTTTTAGTTGGATCAAAGATGA